TCTTGAAGTCCAAATTTAATTTTTGGGTTTTCCTTTTCCGTCTCCGATGTCGATAATGTTTCCTTGCTCATCTTGTTGCTCCTTAGGTTTTAGCAGGTTAGAGATTTCCTGTAAGATTAATTGGTAGGCTTGTGCCTGACCTAGTAAATACTTGTATTTTTCATAATTGTCAACCCCACCGCTGATCATTACATCGCCGATTTGTTGTAAGGTTGCCTGTACTGTTTTCTGTATCTTATTAACAATAACTAATCCGTCCATTACTTCCATCCTTTCTTAGCTAGTTTAGGTTTTCCTGTTTTAACGACTCCGCTATTATTAGAAATAGCTTTTGCTCCTTCTACAGCGTCCTCTAAATTGTCATATTGTTTTCCATATTCACTTGGTAAACTCATGTCAGGGACATCTTTGCTTGGGGTATTATAAAATGTTTCCTTACCTTTTTTGTCTTTGTAAGATTTGGTTATATTTACCTCGTGTGCCATTTAGCAGTTCCACTTTCTTAGAGACTTATTAATTCTGCTATCCGGGTCTCTGGCCGTTTTTGCAGAGGTACGTTTTGACTTCATACCACTCATTCTAGCACAAAAAGACTTACGTCTATTTGCTGCTTTAGAACCTTTTTTTAATTTAGATGGCTTCGTAGTTACGGCCGTCTTTAATTTAGATCCAGGGTTAGCTGCTCTATAAGAAGCAACACCTTTTTTATTTAATCCACCAGATTTAGACTTTCCTTCTTTCCTAGTCCAAGCTGCTGTTCTAGCCATTACTTTTTCGTATTAAAACTTATAGGTGATTTATATTCTTCACCTTTTGCATCCATTTTTCTTTTAGTGGATATCTGTTGCTTTATAATTTTCTTTTTTTGTTTTGCTCCGCCTGTTTTTACTTCTTTAAATTGTTTATTAGGAGTTTTGTTTATTATTTTTTTAAATTGTTTTAGAGCAATGTCTCCTGCTTTTCTTGCAGCTTTATTTTTAGCTAAAAGTCCTAAACCTCTTAATGCTATTCCTATTACGGCCATTATTTTTTCTTTTTAGGTTTCTTTGCTGTTTTAGCAGATTTTGTAAATTGTTTTTTAGTAGGTGCACCTTTAGTTCCAGGTTTTCTCATTGTTTCACCTGAACCTGCTTTGATTCTTTTTCTTTTCGCGTGTATGTTTGCGTATAATCCTCGTTTAGCCATTATTTTTTATTCTTACATGAACATTTTTTAATACTAAAAATAGTACAAACTAATAAACAAAGTTTATCTTTAATTTTTTTTAGCATTTTTTTTATTCGGTAAAGTTTTAGCATTTTTTTTAAACTTAGGTAAATATTTACCTATATCTGGTCTTTTAAGCCTACCTATTTTATTTATATTTTTAATACCTTCTTTAACACCTTCTTTAAAAGATTTTTTAGATGTTTTTTTTGTTCCGTCAGTCATAATTATTTTTTACTCCCGTTTGTTTTAATTATATCAGTAGCTTTAATTCCATAAATGGCTGCAACCACAGAAATCCAAAGTCCTGTTATCCACCAAGGCATACCATCCAATTTGTCAAAATACAAGTCTAGCTTTTTACCAATGTCTTCGTCTTCTGCAAATACAGAATATCCTAATAAAAATAAAGGGCTTGAGAGCACTAATAAAACGAATTCGTCTTTCCAATCGCCTTTTTGATGTTCCATTATTTTGCCAGAGTATTCAATATCTCCACGTTTCATTTTTTCGGCGTGAAATAATTGAGCTTCTGACATAGCAATCTTAGTTGCTTGTCTATTTTTGTAAATTTCGGAACCAGCTTTAAAAGCTGTACCTAACAGACTCCAGGGAAACATGGTTTAGTACCAAGTAGCTTTAACTGGTAATTTATCTGCTCTCATACCTTTAGTACCTTTAACAGTAACCGTTTGAGATTTATTAGGTGCAGTCATCTCTATTGTTTTAATAGGTGCTCCGACTTGAGATACTTTTATAGTTTTATCTTTTTTCATATTGTCTTTTTAACCTTTTTTTATGCTTTTGTCATTAATTTTGATACTTATCTTTTAGTTTTGCAGATAAGATTGTTTTTTCAATAGAAGTATCGGCTCTTAAATTAGCTAATTCTTCGTTTTGGTCTATTTTTTGTTGATCGGTAGACTGATTCATCATCGCTTTCATACGATCTAAGTTATTTCTTTGCTCATCGTACTGTTTTTTACGTTCGTTGTCTTGCGCTTTGAGGTCTAACTCTCTTGCTTTTAGTTTTGCAAGCGGATCATTGTCAAATTGAGAAGTAATTTCATTTTCTTCCTTCATAAACTCTTCCATCATCTCAGAAATCAACACAGCTTTTCTAGATTCAATCTTTTCAGAGATCATTCTCATCTGCATTTGCATTTGTTGTCCTGCTTGAGGATTTTGTTGCATCATTTGTTGCATTTGCTGCATCTGTTGCATTTCATTTCTGAATTCTACTTCTACTTGCTCTTGAGCCATCAAAGAAATATGTTCAAAGATGTTTTTTTCTAAAGCTGCCATAATAGGAGGTGCATTTCTTGCTAAGTTCGTAGACATAAAACTTAAATGAGTAGTGATATGTGCTCTATGATCTTGTCCTGGAAAGGCTTGGAATGGTTTCCCTGCAAGAGCATCAATTTGCTCTAATGCAGGGTCCTTTGGTTGTGGGGGCGTGGGTCGAATTAATATTTTATCAATGTCTTTTACACCTAATGCTTCATACATATTTCTATATACTTCGTATTGGTTATGAATAGTTGGATTCGAAGTAGCTAGTTGTAATTCGGTTTGAGCTAAACTAATTCTCTGCGTTTGAGAAAAAATATTAGGATCTGCTACCGGTAAAATATCTACCTTGTCATCAAAGTCTGCTTGTTTAATTGTTTTTTCCGCTCCTGGTACATCGTATGGATATTCTTGCGGTAAATATAATTTAAATACTCTTGCTAGTAGATTAAACTCTTGTTTGAGAGAAGAATAAATTCTTTTATGAATTGCCGACATCGTTCTCGATCCTCTTTCCAACAGCGCTACGGTCGTTCCCACTGCCGCTTGTTGATTCCCGTCTCCTACCTGCATGTCTGCTATTGAAGCAAAGCGTTGACCTGCATTTACAACGACCCCCATTAATTGCAATAATGTCTGTGAAGGTTCCTTAAAAGGAAGCATCATAAAGGAATCTTTAATGTTTCCTCCTGGTGCATCTACATCTCTAAATTCTCCGGGTTGTATTGCTTGCGCATCGTCTCTAATTCTTATTCCTCGTTGCTTGAATCCAGCTGGTAGGTTAGAAAGCGTTCCTGCATCTAACAACTGTCTTAGTGCTGAAGTAGCTGTTCTAGATAATCCACCAATCATGTGAATTAAACCAAAACCATAAAAGCCTAAACCTGGTAAAAATCTAAAGTGAATAAAATATTGTATCTTAGATTTCTTAGGATCATTTACTTCGTAATTTCTTTTAATAGATAAAACTTCTCTGGAGCTTTCTTCTATCGTTACAATGTAAGGTAATTTAATTCCAGTAGGTTCACCATCTGGACCCATGTCTTCAAAACCTTCTATTTCTAAATTTACATGGTACTCTAATAAAGTAAAAATATCGTCCGTAGCTGTTTTAGTAATTCCTTCTAGTTCTCGTTCTTTTTTTTGAACATCTGTCTCTGGTTGTTCTCCAGGAGTTAGTTCTACATCTCTATAAAATCCTGCTACTTGTTGTTTACGTAATTCATTTTCAGACATTTTTACAACGTGCACAATAGCTTCTGCTTCTTCTAAAGAAGCTGCATTGTATGGAACCACTAATTCATCTGCAGGTACAAATTTAGAAACGGCTCTTTGTGAGAGTTCATCGTAATACACTTTTTTAAAAGCAGATCCTGCAAGAGGTAAATGAAATAACATGGTATCAAATTCTGGTTCATATTCTTTCATGACATCCATGATTTGGTAATTCATAAAATCTTTAACTCTTTGAGACTGTTGTTCTTTTTCAGGAGTAGCGTTTCCTAAAATTTGAGTTCTCACGGGCCCGCCCGCGGGTAATAATTCTTTGTACGCCAAAGCTTGAAACTGAGTTACGGCTTCTGCTAATACAGGGTGAGTTGCACCTGACGCACCTTGGAAAGGTTCTGTACGTTGTTCGTACTTAAACCCAAGCAAGTCTAGTCCTTGTCGGTATGCGTTTTCCCAATCTTTTCTAGAACTTTTATATTCTTGATAGTTTTGGTATAATTCAGTTCCCATTCTAGACAAGTCGTTGTCTTCGATAAATTCAGCTAGGTTAGCGTAATGGTCTTGACTTTCCCCTGCAGCCATAGCAGTAGGATCAAAATCGATATCTACCGATCCGTCTTCGTTTTCTACAATATCTGTTTCTTCAGAAACTTCTGTTTCACCCGGTTCCATTACTTCTATTTCCTCTTGAATCTCTTCTTCAGGAAATGGGTTAGCTTCGTTGGGTAATGATTTTTCTATGTCGGCCATTTATTTTCTCCGTTTGCACTGTCTTAACAGTATTATAGTTAATATTCAAGCCCTGTGGGACAGGGCCTCTTTTAGGGGGTATCGTTAAGGTAAGTCTTTTTGGTTTAATCATAATCAATATCTGGATCAAGATCGTTTTTTGTCATTATACGATCTTCCA